CGCCCGCCGTGGCCGCGTTTAATATCGTCCACGCCGCGACCGGTGCCACGGGTGACAAGGTGATCCCTGTTGAGCTGGCCGCGAACGCCTCAGATCTCAAGATGTTCTGGCCTGGGATTCCGATGCCGGACGGTATCAGCGTTGACCATGTTGCCGGCACATTCGAGGTCACACTTTTCTATGTCGAAGGCCCGTAGCCGATGGCGCTGAATATCGATGAGCTGCGAAAAGTACATGGCGCCAGCGGGCACATGTACGTGAATGACACGGGCGAGCGCCTATGTCTGACCGAGGACGGCAAACTCGTGGGCGGCACTGACCCGCGCGGGCGTACGCTCCTGGTCGGTGCAGGAGGAACGATTCCCTGGTATCTCGCCGCTCAGCACGGGCTCGTCGAGCCCGAGGCGGTAGGTGCCGACTACCTGACCCTGGAGATTTCCCAGCGAGACAAGCTCAGGGTCGGCCACGCCGACCACCTAAAGCCGGTCTGGGGCTGCCCTCTCTGCCACGTCGAGCCGGACACTACATCGAATCCCGACCCCGAGCAGGTGTTCACGAGCACGGGGCAGTGTACGGCCACGACAAAGTCCGGGAATTACTGCAAACGGAGGGCCGTGGCCGATGGGCTCTGCAAATCTCACGGAGAATAAATCCGACAAGCGATTGACGGAGGACAAGGGTGCCGTTAAACCTGTACGCCCGCCCCGCCGGCCTAAAGACTGAGCTACAGCTCACGGGTCTGACATCGACCACCGACGCCACGTTTTCGACCATCATCGAGCGGGCGTCGCGGTTTATTGACGCCCAGACCTATCGCCATTTTTACAGCCGCGTTGCGACGATAGAGCTGGGCGCAGGCGGCCCGCCCGTCTGGAGTCAGCAAGAGCGGCGATACATCCACCGGCTGTTCACCGATGTCGATGTCGTCAGCGTCACGAGCCTCAAGGTCGACGAGGGTGGTGACGGCACGTTCGAGATCACGATGGCCTCAGGCTCCGACTACTGGACGTTTCCGCAGGCGTCGGCCAGCCCGACGAAACCGATCCGCGCGTTCGACATCGTTGCCGGTCGTAGCTCCGCCCCGCAGATAACGAGCTGGCCCACGTCGCCGCGTAGGGTCGAACTCATAGGGATCATCGGGTACGACCAGGAGACCACCGCAGCGGGCACCGTAGACGGCGAGATAGCGTCCAGCGTGACCGCCCTCGTGATGGACGCAGGGCACGGGATCGACGTGGGCGACACCATCATTGCAGGGTCGGAGCAGTGCTACGTGAGCGCATACGATAGCGGCACCGAGACGCTGACGATCACGCGATCTGTCAACGGCACAACAGCGGCGACGATATCAGACGGGGCGGCCATCGTTCGTCGCGTATTCCCGGCGCAGATCGTCCAGGCGACGATGCTGGAGGCGCAGCGAATCTACCTGGAAATGAACTCGGGCAACGCCGGTGTCGCGATGGTGACCGATGGCGGGCCGTCGTCGTTCCGCGCGTCCTGGCCTGCGATACTCAACACGATCCGCGACTTCCGGGTCGCGCCCGCGATGGCCGTCTGATGGCGCGCGGAGATATCAACGTCACAGTAAAGGGCAAGCTATTCGGGCGCGGCATGGTAGACGAGGTGATTGACCAGCTCAACGAAACAGTCGAGCAGGGCGCGGAGGACATTAAGCTCGGCGTGATAAAGCGGCTGCGCCGGGGCCGGGGCCGCCGCACGGGTGCGCTCGCGGAGTCGTTTGGTGATTCCCGAGTGTCCGAGGATTTGACCGCGAACGTGTCCAGCATCGGCGATGCCGAGGTGGAGGATTATTATCACCGCGTAGAGTACGGCGCCGCCCACATGGTCGGCCAGAATCAGCGCAAGAACGCGCGGCGGCGGGTGAAACGCCAGCTCGAAAAAGGGCTCACTGCAAATGAGTTGGTGGAGTTCCTGAACGGATGACTGATACAGCGAATGCGCGAGAGTCCGCATGGGCGGCGCTGGAGACGGCGATCAAGACTGTCTCGGGGATCGAGATCGTGCGGCGCCATGAGCCTCGCGTGATAGCGTCCAACCAGTTCGTCGGTGTTTCTTACATGGGCGACGAGAAAATCGCGACGACTATCGGCGGCAACGTGATGGTCTGGGCACGGTTCCGGGTGCGCTGTTACTGGTCAACGCAGGGGCTCGACCCCGGTGCTCTGGATGTCATTGAGAAACAAATATGGGATACTGACCGCGCGATACAGGCCGCCATCCGGGCCGACTCGACGCTGGGTGGCAACGTGACCGATCTCGATATCGACGACTCTAGCCAGACAACGTACCTGGAACTCGCCGATCAGGTGATGTTCAGGGTGCTCACGATCAATGTCGACCTCGCAGAATTCGAAGCGGAGAGTATCGCACCATGACCTATAACGTGATTCGTGGAGTCTCGTATGGCGACAAGCACTGGCCCGAGGGCGAGAAGATCAGCGACGGCGCTGCGCCCAAAAAGGCAATAAATGACTGGCTGAAGATCGGAGCAATTAAACGTGTCTAAGATCAACGGACTCGGTCACAAATTGTTTACCGCAGGGTACGATCTGAGCGGCGACACTGGATCGCTAGACAGCGCCAGCGGCGGGCCGAACCTGCTCGACACCACGTCCATCGAGGACAGTGTGCCGTCGAAAATTGGCGGGCGCCGCGACGGGTCGCTGGCGTTTACGTCGTTCTTCAACACGGCAGCGGGCCGGGCTCATCCGGTGCTATCCTTGTACCCGACGGCTGACGTGCAGGCGATTTACGCGATGAGCGTAGGGTCGGCGATGGCCGTCGGTGACCCCTCGATCAGCCTCGTCGCTAAGCAGGCCAACTACGACGGCAGCATCGGCGCCGACGGAGCCTTCACGTTTAGCGTCAACTACGAGGCCAACGGGTTCGGGATCGAGGCTGGCAAGATGTTGACCGCTGGGCTTCGCACCGACAGCACGGCGACGAACGGCGCGAGCCTGGACTTCGGCGCCGCGTCCACTCTGCTCGGCCTCCAGGCATTCCTGCAGGTGACGAACATCACCGGCACCGACGCCACCGTGAAGCTCCAGGACAGCGCAGACGATAGCGCCTGGGCCGACATAACGGGCGGTGCATTCGCTGTCGTTAACTCGGACAACACCGAGGAACGAATCGCGACATCCGCCAGCCTGACCATCCGCAGGTATATACGCGTCATCACTACGACCAGCGCGGGGTTCTCCTCGCTCAGCTTCGCGGTCGCCTTCAGGCGCAACCTCGTGGCACCAGCATTCTAGGAGTTTCGGATGGCAAAGCTCAGCGCACTAGGGGCGACCCTTGGGATCGACGATTCCGGTGGCGACCTCAGGCAGATCCAGAACGATGTCACGGCGTTGACGTTCAACACCGACCGGGGCTCGGTCGACGTGACCGGCATCGACAAATCGGCAGTGGAGCGGCTGAGCCTACGGGCTGACGGCACCGTCTCGATCACGCTGGAATTCAACACCGCGAGCGACCGGAGCTTTGACGTGTTCAAAGACACCAGCGGAACCCGGACGTTCACTCTCATCGTGCAGTCGCAGACGCTCTCGATGGAGATGGGCGTTGACTCGGTCGGCTGGGCCGTCGGCGCTGATGGGCGGTTCCAAATGACCGTCGGCATGTCGCTTAAAAATGGGACTGTCCCGGTCTGGAGCTAACCAGTGACAAAGCTCAGCGCCCTCGGGGCGACAGTCACCATCGACGACGAGCTGGGCTCGGGGACGGCCATCAGTAACGACGTGCTATCCCTGACGTTCAACACGCCCGTCGGGTCGTTTGATGTCACCGGCATCGACAAATCGGCGATGGAGCGATTGCAGGGGCTCCAGGGGTTCGATATCTCGCTGACGATGGCGTTCAATCAGGGCGGCGCCCATACGGTGTTTGAATCCGTTTGGAGCAACGCCGTCGATAGGACGGTGGTGCTCCAAATCGGCAGCCAGACATTGACCGTCGAGTGCAAATTCTCGGACTATACGATCACGCGCGGCGCTGACGGCTCCCTGAATGCTACGGCGGACGGCGAGGTCAGCAACGCCGTCGCCCACGCTTGGACATAGGAGCAACCATGGGATTCCATCCACCCCGAAAGACGGCGACCATCGATTTCGCCCAGGATCACGACTACCACGGCATGACCGCCGTTCTCAGCCTCGACGTGTCGAGCGATCTATTGTTCGACCTCATGGAGATGAACGAGGCCGGGGATATGGCTGCGAAAGATCAGCGTGAAATGTATCGCCGGTTCGGCGACGCCGCGCTGGTCGAGTGGAACGTCCTCGACGACGACGATCAGCCGGTGCCCGCTACCGGTGCGGGAATGCTGACACAAACGCCCGAGTTTATGGGCATCCTCATGGAGCAGTGGACGGGGGCAATGTCGCCGTCTGGCCCTTTAGGGAACGACTCGACGAGTGGCGAGCAGTCCCCGGCTCCCGAAGGGATGACGGCAGTCTCGTAGAAATGCCCGTCGCGCTCAGGCGTGCGCGGTACATCAGGAGTGTTTGCCAGATGTTCAACTACACGCCCGAGACGGCCATGAGCGCACCAGTGTGGGTCGTTGCGATGACTGAGCTACTGCTAGCAGCGGAGCCACCGGAGGACGCCTCTAGTGGCTAACACAGTCCGAATCACGGTCACCGCCGAGGACAAAGCGACCAAGGTTCTCAAGGGCATCGGCAAGAGCGCCGGTGACTCGCTGAAAAAGGCGTCGCAGGTCGGCGCCCTGGCGCTCGGCGGCATCGGCGTCGCTGCGGCTGGCGCGGCGTTCAAGGGAGTGGCCGCGTTCGCCGGGTTCCAGAAACAGATGAACGAGGTGTTCACACTGGTGCCCGGAATGAGCGCGACCGCTATGGGCGAAATGTCGGATCAGGTCAAGGAATTCAGCAAGGAATTCGGCGTGCTCCCCGACGAGGTGATTCCGAGTCTTTATTCTGCCATCAGCGCAGGTGTCCCCGCTGATAACGTGTTCAGTTTCCTGGAGACAGCCCAGAAGGCCGCATCCGGTGGAGTGACCGATCTTAGCACCGCCGTCGACGGCATCAGTTCGGTCGTCAACGCATTTGGCGAGGAGACGGTCAATGCCGCCCAGACGTCAGATCTTATGTTCACCGCCGTCCGCCTCGGGAAGACCGATTTTGAAGCCTTGTCCAAATCCTTGTTCAACGTCACGCCGACAGCCGCGAGCCTTGGGGTCAGCTTCGCTGACGTGACCGCCGCCTTGGCCGTGATGACGGCGCAGGGCGTGCCGACCAGCGTCGCCACTACCCAGCTACGGGCAGCGATGGTCGAGGCGTCAAAGGGCGGCGGCAAGCTCGATGAGGCGCTGCGCGACCTGACCGGCAAGGGGTTCTCGGGGCTGATATCAGAGGGCAAAAACACCGGGCAGATATTCGACGACCTACGGGCGTCGATGCCCGAGCAGCAATTCCGCGATCTGTTCGGTTCCGTCGAGGGGCTCAACGCAGTCCTGGCGATCACCGGGCCGAACGCTGAAGGGTTTCAAGGTGCCCTCGATGAGATGGGCACGAGCGCAGGGGCCACCCAGACCGCCTTCGAGCAAATGCAGACGGGAATCGGCCCAGTGGTCGACAAATTGAAGGCCAACCTCGCGGTGCTGTTTATTGAGATAGGCGAGAAGCTGGCGCCGGTCGTCGAGAAGCTGATGAACCTCGTGCTGTCGCAGGGCGTCCCGGCGCTCCAGAAGCTCGCCGCCGCGATCAGGGACGAACTCGTCCCGGCGTTCGAGCCGTTCGCCAAGGCCGTGGTCGTCATAGGCAAAGAGCTGGCCGAGAAGCTACAGCCCGAGATCGTCAAGGTCGTCGACCTAATCAAGAACAACAAAGAGGCGGCCTTCGGCGCCCTCGCCGCAGTTCTCGGGCTCGCCGTGATTGGCCTCGTCGCGTTCACTGCCGCGTGGGTGGCCGCCGCCCTGCCTATCATCGCCGTGGTGGCCGCCGTGGCGGCTGTCGGCGCCGGTGTCGTCCTGCTGATCCAAAACTGGGACAACCTCATGGATCGGTTTCCGCAGGTGCAGGCTGCGATGGATTCGTTCCGCACCTGGGTCGACGCTCAGCTCGTCCCGGCGATCCAGAATATCGGCAAGGCGGCGGAGGCGGCGGCTGTTTTTTTCGTCAAGAATTTTAACACGATCCGATCGGTCGTGCAGCCGATAATTGACCAACTGATCAGCCACATCAAATTAATAGCGACGACGCTCCGCGACACCGTCCAGCTCGTTATCGCCATCGTAAATGGAGACTGGAATCAGGCGTGGGAAGAGGTCAAGGACATCCTGACCAATTTTCTCGCCTTTTTCCAGGAGACGATGGATCATATCGTGGCGTTCCTGCGGGCCGTTATCCCGCTGTTGCTCGAAGGCGGCAAGCTCGCAATGCAGGGGCTCTGGGACGGGATGCAAGCGACCTGGGCCAGCATCATCTTGCCGGGGCTCAAGGCGACGCCGGGGCTCATCGTTGACGCTCTGTCCGGGCTCGCGTTCCTGATGTTCACTCTGGCTGGCGACGGTATGAGCAAATTCTGGGACGGGCTCAAACTGATCTGGACGCGCGACATCTGGCCCTGGATAACAGGCATACCTGGAGCTATCGGCGAGGCGCTCACAGGCGTCGCGGGTGCGGTGGGTAGCGGCATCAAGGCCGCCGCAGTGGGGGCTATAAACTCGGTAATCGGCGCCATCAACGACGCCCTCAAATTCACCATCGAGGTAGGTGGTGCGTTTGGCACGCCCTCGTTCACGATCCCGGTGGACGCGCCTGACATCAGACCGATCAGCCTCGCTCGCGGAGGCATGACGACCGGGCCGACGCTCGCCCTCATCGGCGACAACCCCGGAGGCCGCGAAGCGGTGATCCCGCTGGATTCCGCAGGCGGTAGCGGGCTGCTCGGGCCGTCGTCCGTCGATGTGACGCTGGAGATGGACGCCGATGTCATCGCCCGCAAAGTTGTTCAGGTCATCCAGGGCGCAGGCGGCACTATCACCGGACTGGAGCCGTTGTAGTGGTTACGTTTACGCCAGCGGTCGCGGTCGACTGGAACGATAACGGCAGTTTTTCGGACGCCAACGAAGCTGTGACCGCGAACGTGCTGCGAATCCGGACGAAGCGTGGCCGGACGAAGGTTGGCGACAAATTCGCGCCCGGCTCGATGACTGTGACGCTCGACAATCAGTCGGGCCTCTACTCGCCGCACAACAGCGGCGGCGCCCTGTTCGGGTCGCTGCTGCCGGGGCGAGTGATCAAAGCCGAGGTCACCGATTCAGTCCCCACTACTCACGGCGTTTTCTACGGCTATATCACGAGCTACCGGGAGTCGATCGGCAAAGATGGCCAGAACGTGGTCGTCATCCAGGCAAAGGACGCATTTGACAGGCTGCGGTTCGGGTCGATGAGGCTGGCGCTCCAGGAGTCGCAGCGCCCCGACGAACTCATCACCACGATACTCGACGACATATCCTGGCCGGCTGGGCTCCGCGCCCTCGACACCAGCACGGTAACGGTCGGGCAGTTCTGGCAGCACCGGGCGAGCCCGATTGCGGCGCTACAGGAAGCGGCTCACAGCGAGCCTGGGGCCCAGTTTTTCGCCGCCAAGGACGGCCGACTCACATTCAAAACGCGCAACGCCCGGAGTCTCGCGTCGTCGCTCACCACGCTCACCGACCCCGAGGTCATCGGGTTCGACGTGCGCCGTGAAGATTTGTACGACGAGGTGCATCACGTCAGGCCCGGCCTCGACGTGGATACCGCGACAACGGTACTGTTCACCGACTCTCCGGGAGACCGGCAGTTGCAGTCGGGCAGCACTCATCCGGACAACACGATCCATGTCAAATTTACGAACGCTGGCAAAGCCGTGGTCACGCCCGCCAGCTCTACCGACTACACGGCAAACACGGTCGCGGGCGGTGGCGGCGTAGACAAAACCGCACAGGTCAGCGTGTCTTCGATAACCAAGTACGGCGGCGGCGCAAGCATCACGTTCGCGAACGCGGACAGCTCCGCGGTATTCCTGCGCGGCCCGTCCCAAGCCGGAATGCAGATACGGGGGCAGGCAGTGCGGGAGGCCAACGATGAACGGCGTTACGAAAAAGCCGTGGCGTCGCCGGTGGTGACAAACCAGGTACTCCAGGATACGTGGCAGTATTACGACGACTCCCAGACTATCGCCGACTACGCGGATTTCCGGGCCAACGCGCTGAGCACGGCACGCCCGCGAATCAAGGTGACCAAGGGAGTTGGCGACGACACCTCGGCGAATACGTTACTGAGCGCGGAGCTTGGCTCGAAGATCACTCTCACCAACACGACTGGGCTCTACCCGACGCAGGTCAACGACACCTACCACGTCGAGGCGATTGAGTGGGATATTTCGCCGGGGTTCGGTCGGGTATCATGGACTCTGTTCCAGGTCGACCTAGCGGTCGGCTCGTTTTTCATTATCGAGTCCGGTGGCACCCTGAGCACGATTGGCACCGGGAACGGGAGGATTGCCTTTTAATGCCCAGTGAGCCTGACAAAACCTGGACGACTATGGACAAGGAGCTTTTCGAAGCCGGGGACATCCCGACCGCTGCAGAGTGGCTTGCCCACATCCTACAAAATCTCAACTTTGTCGGAGGGTCTCATGACCACAACGGTGACGCCGGTGACGGAGGCACGCTAGCCACCGCCGACCCAAAGGCGATATGGTTCTATGGCAGTGCGTCCGGGAGCCCGTTCGGATGAGTTTGACAATCAGCGCGAGCCGCAATCATCCTCGGTGGTTGCTCGACGTGCAGCTAGTCGACGGTGACGAGGTGTACGCCTGGGAGGCCGTCGATTTCGGGCCGGGCTCCCGCAACGCTGACGGCACGCCTGACGAGGGATACATAGAGCAGTGGTGCGCCGAGCAGGTCGCCCACCGCGCCGTGATGGAACAGCTTGAGACTGCAACGCGGGCACTGGAGGACAACTAATGGCTATAACAGGGGCAGCAAGCGAGTCAGGGGCCGCCGCGTTCATCAGCAACTCGACGCCGACGACGCTTGTGACCAACGGACAGGGGGCCAACCTAAGCCTCCGCCTCGACAAACTGCTGATCACTAACATCGACACCTCGACGGCGTACCACGTCCAGATCTACGAGGTGCCCAGCGGCGGGAGCATCAGCGGCGACGACTACAAAATCCTCAAGGAATTCGACATTAAACCGTCGGATGGGGTGTTCGGCACCGAGGACATCCGCGAGGTGGCCGGGATGATCCTGGAGAACGGCGACAGCCTGCGGGCGCTGGCCGAGACAGCCAGCAAGCTCAAGTTTCATCTGAGCTACTGGAAAGAAAGCTAAAAATAAATGAGTCTCGTAAGCATCATCAAAGATCTGTACGAGATCACCCGCCCGGGCGGCCGGGCGAACACGTCGACCGGTTCCGTGTCCGGCTCGCTCGCCGAGCAGATTGAGTACATCGCCGACAATAGCGGCGGCGGCGGCGTGTCGTTTTTGACGTCGCCGCTGGCAGCACGGACTGCCGATTCGATAGTCCCCGGTCTGAATTCTCCCGGTGCGATTTTAGTGGTCGGGAGTGGGGGAGTGGCGGGCCACGGGGGCCTGAGCAACTCGCCTACGTACACGTGGGACGCGTCAGCCGAACACTGGTTCGCCGACAACACATCCGGTCAAAATTCCTATGTTCGGCTCGACCTGAGCGCGAACTTCGTCGACGTGCGGGGTGTTGGGGGCAAATCGCCCGCCTGGCACAACCCAGGATCGTTGCTCGTGCAACCAGCGACCGACGATACCATCGTCGTAGAATTCCACGCCCACTGGTCGACGGCGTTTGCCTCCATCGATCTAACGCGGGGGATGGGCGTAGGCAACGCCACGCTGGCTGGCTCAAATCCCTGGAATGCTGTATACCAATTCGCGATGTTTTACCGCAAAACGGGGAGCGGGTGGACGCTATGTACCAGTGACGGGTCTATCCAGGAGCAGTCCGAGGGGTCTGACACCAGTGACGGGGCGGAGCACGTTTTTCGGATTGAGTACGACGGCACGAATGTCCGCCTGTACGTTGATGGCACGCTCAAGATCACGAACTCGACGAATGTCCCCGATTTTGAGTCGCAGATTTGGAGATATGCTGGCTTCCGAGGTGTGACGGGGGACACGACGAGCGACTACGGCATAGCCGGAGTCTTAATGTATTGGAAAACTGCATGATAAAACTGTACAGCAGTGAGCTAGTCCGCAGGCAACGGCGGGACGAGGTTGGAGCCATATCGGAGCTGCCGCAGTCCTGGCTCGTTCGCGCGCGCGACGTCCACGGTGTGGACGTAGAACTGACATACGACCACGACCCCACTGACGACGAGATCCTGGACGATCTCGGCCCGATGCCGGTTGATCTGGAGCGGTCTACGGGCGCGGGGCGGACGCGTGATGAGCTAGAGCCAGGACTGCGGCGCTGGTCAGACATGATCGCGGGCATCGAGGCAGCGCGGACGATAGCCGTCCGCGACAGTCGTTCAGCGGGTGTGATTAACGCGATTGATGCCGTTGCCGTGGTGGTGCTAGATCGCTGGATTGCGGCGGCAACCAAGTACCGGGATGCGACCTAATAATGGATACGCAGCTTGTCGAAGAGGCTGACGCGCGGACATTTCGGCGGCTCATGTGGAATAAGCTGGAGGCGATTGAGGCGCAGGCCGTCAGAACAAATGGACGGATTTCGAGGTTGGAGCAGTTCCGGTGGATGTCGATTGGTGCGTTAGCGGTAGTGTCAGCGATCGTGGTGCCGCTGTTTATTGAGCAAGTGCGATGATTGAAGCTCTCGCCTTTGTCGGCGGCACTGCCATCGCCTGTGCGCTCGCCGGAGGTGTGGCGTGGATTCTGGGGTTCTGGGATTGATTTTGTTCAGCGAGCCACCGTTCCCCGAGGAGACAATCACGGGGCGGTTCGGCCAGGTGTACACCGGCGCCAACGGCGTCCCGTACTACCACCGAGGCGTCGACTTCAGCACCCCGGTCGGGGAGCCGGTCGTCTTCACCGGCCACGAGCCCGCCGTCGTCAGGGTGTCCCGCTCGTACGATGACGGCTCATTTGGCCTCCACGTCCGCCTAGAACTCGTCGACGGGTCTTTTTGTGTCTATGCACACCTATCACGGGTAGACGTGGCTCTCGGTGCCCTCGTGCGCCCTGGGGATGTGTTAGGGCTGTCCGGTAACTCAGGGATGAGCACCGGGCCGCATCTGCACTGGCAAAACTCCCTCAGTCTGTGG